GATCACCGACGAGCGGTCGATCCGGGGCCACATTCGACAAGGGTCGATCCGGTTCCGGGCTTGCCAGTCCCTGGGGGACCGGCCCTTGTGTGAATACTGTTTCCAAGCAGAAAACGAGATGAACCAGGAGGAGGTCCGCCTGGAGATCGCCCAGGACGAGATCGTCGAGGAGGTCGCCCATGTCGCCTGACCCTTTGTTCGCCTTCGACCCTTACGAGTTGCCGATTGATCGGACCGTTTTCGCCGACCTATGTCGATGGGTCGTCGAGAAGACCGGAGACGAAAACTCAACGACCCTCGATTGGTGCGGACCATTGCACCCGTACGGGGACGGCGGGGGAAACTTCCGGGTCTTAGTTCGGAATGGTTCCGTCCATGTCGAGAAAAAACTTTGGAACCAATTCCGCCAAGGTTTTTTCTGGCGACCGGCCGAACTGTGGAAGGGAAAAAAAGACAACCCGAACGAACACCCGAGGTTACGCCATCCCTTGGAAGTCATGCTCGAGATTCTTTCTTGGGTCGAGGCGGATCGCCTGGACAAGTTCGGGACCGTTGATTGGTGGGGCGAAGAGACCGAGGAGGATTCGGAGTGAGTAAGTTCCTGTCGAAAGTTACAACCGGGAAGGATACCTCCCACGGTGTCATTCTCGGGATTTACGGGGAACCAGGGAGCGGGAAAACCTCCCTCGCCCTGGATGTCCCGGGGATCCTCCTGGTCGATGCCGAACGGTCGGCCGCCCACTATGAGGCCCGGCGGTTTGTTCCTGACCGTTGGGACGATGTCCTCGGGGTTACCCATGAATTTTGGGCGGACCCCTCGGCGGGCCAGGCGATCGGGTTCGATTCCCTGGATGCCATCCAGGGTTTGATCTTCGACCAGGTCGCACGGGCGAACGGTGTCGAGCAGATCGGCCAAATCGCCTACGGTCGAGGGTTCGACCAGGCGGTCGCCGAGTTGCGAAAACTCTGGGGGTTCTTCGAGGGGATCGTCACCCAGGGCCGGGTCGTTCTCTGGACCTGTCACTCGTCGAGTTCCAAAGTCGAGACCCCGTCGGGCGACCTTTTCGACCGGGTCGGCCTGAAACTAAACGCCAAGGTCGCCGCCCTGGCGGTCGAGAAGTCGGACCTCGTCGCCCATGTCGGGATCCGGACCTTAGTCTCGAAGAACAAGGGCCAGGACAAAGGGCGGGCGACCGTCCTCACCGACCAGGACGGGAACCCTGAAAGGTTTTTCCGTTGTGTCCCGACTGGCGGAGTCTTGGCGAAGACAAGGTTTTCTCATCCTCCGGGAGAGATTACACCCTTGACCTGGTCGAGGGTCCGGGAGTTCTGTAAATAGTTTACCCGTATTGTATTTTTTACGCGTTGTTTTTCACCTTGTTTTCTAGGAGTTTTGACCGTGAACTTTGACGAATTGAACCTTTCGACTGTCCAGGCCGCCGGATCGATCCAACCTCTCCCCGCCGGGGAATACCTGGGGACGATCGTCGAGGCCAACGACGAGGCCGGGGAAACCCGGGACGGTGTCCCGACCAGGGCGGTCTCTGTCCGAGTCGACATCTCGGAAGGCGAACACCAAGGCCGCCGGATTTACGACCGACTAATCGTCGTACACCCGACCGAGATCGCCCAGCAAATTGGGAGATCCAGACTCAAGAGTCTAATCGAGGCGGCCGCCCCTGGGGCCAAGACATCCGCCGAGTTGATCGGGAAAACCGTCTTGGCCTCGGTCAAGGTCGCCCCGAGGAAAGACACCGGGGAAATGCGGAACGAGGTCAGGGCCTACCGCCGGGGCCAAGTCTCGACATCACCACCACCACCACAAAAACCGCAGGGAGGAGACCCGGGCCGTCGCCCCTGGTGACCGAGGGGGATCGTCTCGCCGACGGGAAGACTCCGGGGTTCGAGTCCCTGGCGGCGGGTTGGGGGGTGGTGAATGGGAGTTACCTTGGCGAAAAAAAAAGTTTGTGCGTCCCGCCTGGACAACAACCCCGACGGGCCGATCGAGGCCTGGCGGCGGGAAAATCCCGACCTCCCCTCGTTGGTCGTTGTCTTCTCGGACATCGACCAAGTCGCCCACCGCCACTCGATCCCGAACGAGGAAAAACCCGGGACATTTTTCCAGCTGGTTCGCCAGTTCGGACTCCTGGAAACCAAGACCAAGGGCCAAACCATTGACAACCTCGACCCGAGGATCCGGTCCCAGGCCGACACCTTGGGGCGGTTGTCGATGATCGCCCAGGCGGCGACCGGGCAGATCGACGACCGACTCCCCGGGGTTGGTTCGGTTTGGTCGGGGGATTCCTGGTCTGTCTGGCACGGTTGGGCCGGGGTCGAGTTGAGCGGGCCAACGATCCTGGAGTCAGACACCATCACTTGGGCCAGGCCCGCCAAGGCAACCAGGGCGACGGGTCGTTTTCACCTTCCGCCGATCCAAAGATGGTTAATCGATCTCGAGCAACTGACCGCCCTTTTTAAGTTCGAGCGGGCTTGGGACGATCCGACCCAACCGATCGGGACCAAGGGCCTCCGCCTGGAGCGGGACACCAACGACCGTTTTTCTCCCTGGTCGGGCCTTCGCCTGGACGAGACCGGCCAGGTTTGGATCGTCGGAAAATCAAAAACCTGGAGGGATTGAGAGTTGGACCTTCGCCCGTATCAAACCGAGTCGGTCACACGCACTTGGGAATATCTTCGGAACAACCCCGGAAAAAACGGTTGTCTCGTTCTCCCGACCGGGGCGGGAAAGACCCCGGTTATTGCCGCCCTTTGCCGGGAGGCGATCGACAATTGGGATGGGCGGGTTATCGTCTTGACCCATGTCGGCGAACTGGTCGAGCAGTTATCCCGGACCTTGACGGGAATGCTTTCGCCTGGAGATGTCGGAGTCTACTCCGCCTCGATGGGATCTCGGGACCTGGACCATCCGGTTTTGGTTGGCCAAATCCAATCAGCCTATCGGGTCGGCGGTCACTCGTTCGGCCGCCGGGACTTGGTCTTGATCGACGAGGCCCACCTGGTCCCACGGTCCGGGGATGGAATGTACCGGGGTTTCTTGGCCGAACTCCAGGCGGCCAACACCCACGCCCGATTGATTGGTTTGACGGCGACCCCGTTCCGGTTGGACTCGGGCCCGATCGTCGGGCCGGGGGAACTTTTCGATGATGTCATTTTCGAGGCCAATGTTCGGGACTTGATCGAGGCGGGTTACCTGTCGGCCCTGGTCTCCAGGGTCGGGGCCAAGTCTTGCCAGGCGGATCTCCTAGGGGTCTCGGTTTCCGGCGGCGACTACAACCTCGACGAGTTGGGTCGTCGGATGTCAAGCGGTTACCTGGTCCCCGATACCGTCTCGGACATCCTCGACCGTTGCCAGGGTCGCAAGTCGATCCTGGTCTTTTGCCCAACGATCGCCCACGGGGAACTTGTCTTGGCCGAGTTCCGGTCGAAGGGGATCCCGGTCGGGTTTGTCACCGGGAAAACCCCGGGCCTGGAGCGGGGTTGGTTGGTCGACGAGTTCCGCCGGGGTTTGCTCCGGGTCCTGGTTAATTGCCAGGCCCTTACAACCGGGTTCGATGCGACCGGGGTCGATGCGGTTTGTCTCTTGCGGGCGACCAAGTCGGCGGCCCTTTATGTCCAGATGATCGGCCGGGGGTTACGCCTACATCCCGACAAGGAAAACTGCCTAGTCCTGGATTATGCGGACCTCCTCTTGACCCACGGGCCGATCGACCAGGTCTCGGTCAAACCAAAACGGAAAGGGCCAGGCGAGAAGGGCGAGGCCCCAACCAAGACTTGTTCCGAATGCGGGGAAAGGACTCACGCCTCCGCCCGGGACTGCCCTGGTTGTGGGCAACCGTTCCCCGAGAATGCGACCAACGAACACCGGGACACCCCGGCCGAGTTGCCGATCCTGTCGGATGACAAACCGACCATCGACACCATCGAAGTCGAGCGGGTCACCTACTCCAAACACTTCCCGAAAGACAAAGGGGACGGGCGGACTCTGGTCCCGTCCCTCCGGGTTGGTTACTGGCAACCCTCGGGAATGATGCCGGAACGGTGGCCGACTGTCTCCGAGTGGGTTTGCCTGGAAC